AAGCAAAAGAAGAGGTAAGCGAAGCAAAAGAAGAAAGCGAAGAAGACGAAGAAGACGAAGAAGACGAAGAAGACGAAGAAGACGAAGAAGACGAAGAAGACGAAGAAGACGAAGAAGACGAAGAAGACGAAGAGGAAGAAGAGGAAGAGGAAGAGGAAGAAGAGCTAGTATCAATTACTATTAAAGGTAAAACATACTATAAAAATGAATTAAACAATGTTATTTATGAGTGCCTACCAAATGAAGATATTGGAGAATGTGTTGGAAAATTAGTCAATGGAAAGCTAATTAAGGAAAGCTAATTAAGGAAAGCTAATTAAGGAAAGCTAATAAAAAAAATCATCACAATTAACTTCTATGTTTTCCTCTAAAATTTTATATGAATTATTAATTTTATAGTTAATATATTGCTCTATAAGCTTAATAATTCTATTATATACTAACTTTATATGTGTTTCATCGTATTTTTCAGATACAAACATATGTAGTAACAAATTTTTTTTATTGGTGCAATATAATTGAGTATTAGAAAATATAAAATTAAAATTATTATATTCACTGCTATATTTTGTCAAGATTTTTGTAAATATTATATCTTTTTGATCTATATGCTTCAATAAATTATTTTGATATAATATAAAATTATTGTAAAATATTTTAATAATATAAGTAATATCGTTCAATTGCCATATTTGATATAAAAAAATATTTTTGTCTATACAATCACAAAACGCAAAATTTTGTAATATTTTTTTATATATTTTCAAATCAGCACTAGTCAAATTAGTATTAAATAATTTAATAATATTTTCGTGCAATAGCAAACTTAAACTCGTTCTATCGGAATAATTTATGATATCTAAATCGTTTAAATTAAATCTATGCTCAAGCAAATTTTTTGTCAATAATTTTATATTACTATTGTTAATAATACTGGAGCTAGCATTAGCACTAGCATTAGGACTATTAAATTTCAATTCTATAATATTATTATTATAAAAATAGTGTATATTTATTAATTTATAAAATTTATTATCCAAATAATCTAATATATTATTTACTATGTGGTGACTATTTTCCAATTCAAAAATAGAAGGATACAATTTTAATATTATATTTTTTAATTGACTATTTGACGGGGGATTAATTTTTAATAAGGTCGATATTTTATATAATTCTGTAAATTTTTTCTCCTCTTGTAATGTATTTATGAATATAAAAGGTATAGGCTTGTGACTATTCTTTTTTTTCAATAACTTAATCAAATTTGTAAAATAGCTCTTATCGCTATAAGAATAATAGTTTATATTATCTATAATTAATGCATTATTTTGCTTATTATTGAAAAACATAGAATATACATCGCTAATGTTTGTCATATTAATCAATTCATCAACACTCAATTTGTTTTGATTACAATCAATATAATTAATATTGTATTTTAATGAAGTAAGAATACTGTTAATAATAGTCGTTTTACCAATCCCAATATCGCCATATACATATAAATATTTTGGCGAAGTGGCCTTGTCTAAATTTTTTATATAATTAGATACATTAGCATATATATATTTAATGTCATTAGTGTTATAATAATTTATATGTTCCATCTAATATTTTTATTAACATTATTTTTATGTATTTTTTTAATTAAATGAGTTAAATTATATTTATTTATAATTTGTATTATAAAAGTCTTACTATTATTACTATTATTACTATTATTACTATTACTATTTTTACTATTATTAGTACTATAATAATGAAAAAAATCAATCAAACTATAAAAAGATAAATTCTTATAGTATATACTATTGTGCTTTTTAATAATTAGAGATCCACTAACTAACTTTTCAATATACATTTTTAACACTAGTTCGCTAAAAATTTGCAAATCATGCTTTATTAAATAATAATAGTAATTATAATTGTTAAAATAATTGCTAGGGCTTAAATTGATACCAATATTAATGTAACGATAGTTATAATATTTATTAAGATTTTCCTTGTTTAAACTATATTTTAATAATGGATGTATATTTATCCATATTAAATTTAACACTTCATTAGGTAACGAAGCATATGATTCTATAGACATATATATATAATTTATAAATTATTATAAATTATATAAAAATTATAAATATTATATAAAAATTAACATTTAGCCATTAACATTGTTATTTCATTAATATTTAGTTTAAATAATTCATTTTCGCGTTTTAAAAATTCTAGGTCTTGCTTTAAAATAGCGTGTTCTTGACTAATAGTTTTCAATGACTTAGTCTTGCACTCTAAGTCGTCTAATTGCGCACTAAGCTTATTTATTATAGCCATTTGCTCTTGAAAAGCTTTAATCAATATAACATCAAAACAACTATATTTAACAGATTTATAGCTTTCTGTTTTACCGAGATAAGTATCGTGCGGGCTTAATTCGCCATTATTAACTAAAGTCGGAAATAGGGTCTCTAATTCTTGCGCAACAACACCAATTAGTTTAGTGCCATCAGAGCCTTTTAAGTTATAATTAACTACTCTAACTTTTAGCAAATCTACTAATTTAGGACTAGCGTCAACTATATTTTCTTTTAATCTAATGTCGCTAGTAGTAAAAATACCTTGTGATTTACTCAAAAGGTTTCCATTTCCCCTAAACTCAATATGCTGAGTTAAAGGACTGTCCGTTCTGACCCATTTTGCTATTACAGCACTTGCTATATCAGTATTAGCATAACTTGAAGAAAATCCACTCGAATGTAAAAAAAAATTATTAAAAATAGTAAAAGTATTTAATGAATATTGAAGTCTTGTCATATAAACAGCTTTCATAGTAATAAATTGGTCAGTATCATACCATGTCCCTGATAGCGATTGTATTCTTGTTTCAGCAAATCTATTTGGCTCACCACTATTAAAACTTGTATAGTTCCAAATACTACTTGGGTCACTCCATGCCCAATCACTAGATGTTATACCTGTTGATATATTACTAATTCTCGTTGCTCCTATCCACACATTATTATTTCTAGCACTAACTTTGACAAGTTCGTTGTCTGCTTCATTTTCTATAGATGCCATTTCACGACCAACAATAGCCTTTGCATTACTATTATTATTATGAGTAGCCCAATCCAAGCTATTTTGAGATAACGTATATATTTTATTAGTACTACTTAAATGAAATTTAAAATTTGGAGCTACAAGAATAGTGTTTGCATTTGTAATTTTAATACCACCAGCACTAAAAAAATATTCATCAGTGTCAACATTACTATTGTCTATATTTCGTTTTCGAGGAACTAATGTTGCTAACCTATTTAATGAACTATCTGTTAATTTCCAATATTCAACATAACCTCGTGCCTTCCTATTTGCTGATGTGTCTATGAGCTTATCAGGAAAACCAATAGCAAATACACACTCATCACTACTAATATTACTAATATCGAGGCTTCTAGGTCCCGCCGGAATAGGAGTAGTGCTAGTATTAGGGTAAGTAAATGTTATAGCAGCACTAACATAACTTATAGTTGTTAATCGGGTCCAATCATTTATATTCCATTTATAAATAAATACATAATAACTATTTGATACAATAATTTTTCCAGCATCAGAAGACATTTTAAAAGCTATAATATTTGTATAAGAATTATGGCTGCTAACTAATGTTTGAACAGTTCCTCGTTGCGAACCAATACTAGTAGTACAGTTGTATGTATAAAAATTATTAGCAACAGTAAATCCTAATATGCTCGGACTTTGAGAAAGTGTTACAAAATAACCAAAATTATTATTATTAATTTCTGCAGTAGTAGCATTATGAGCTCTTAAAAAAGTAGAACCCCAGGTCCCTCCTGCTACACTATATAAAGCATTAGAAAATGACCAACTTCCACCACTATAACTATATACTTTTATAATATTTCTTGTATCACCAAAAGCCAAAATTAATTGTGAAGTAGTTGAACCACTAAAATAATTAAAATTTATAGCAAGATTTTGAAGATTTTTTCTCCAGTTATCTGTAAATTGTGTCGGTATTATTCCCACGCTAGTCTCAGTATATGCCGAAAAATTAACACTAATTGGAGACCCTAAAGTAGCCCATCCACCAGAATTTCTTATATATACAGTAACGTCGCTTGCTTTACCAAGAGCAACAAACATGCCATCATTAGTAACTGCTATGCACGAATAACTGGTTGGTATATTAGTATTACTTGACCTTGTTATATAATTTGATGTGTTATTAGTATTCTCAGAAATTTTAAATGAACCAATTGGTTGCTCTATTAAGTAGCGAATTATCACAATACCGTCGCCTCCACGGCCACCCACTCCATTATAGTAACTACCACCACCACCACCACCCCCAGTATTGGCACCACCTGCGCCACCACTAGCAGCATATCCTCCTGAACCATTCGACCCATTATTAAGTGCGTTTATTCCACCCATACCACCACCAGTGATGCCTGTACCACCGTTACCTGCACCACCACCACCACCACCAAAACCACCATAACCACCGCATTGGTTATGATATGCTCCACCACCACCGCCACCGCCCCAGTAATGAGTTGTTCCAAGGATATTATTAATTATACCTACACCACCAGACCCAGCACCTGTTTGACCTGTATCACCTGTTACATTTGAATCTGTATCCGTTCCTATTATGTTAGGATTTGTATCCGACCCTTGACCCCCTGCACCACCACCGCCAGCAGCTCTGGTTGGAGTACTATTGCGAGTTGTTGTCATATTACCACCACGAGACCCATAAATAAACCCACTATTTGTTCCTAGACTATTGCCACTACTTGCTCCACCTAGATTTAGCGATCCATTGAAATCGTTAGCTGCTGCACCACCACCACTCCCCCCACTCCTTCCACCACCTGTAGAATATGAACCACTTGACCCTCCACCAGCAGCAATAGCAGTAAAAGCCATGCTAGCATTTCCGTCTGTACCAGAATAAACACCAGTTCCACCACTACCACCACTACCCACAACAATATTATAATTCTGACCAGCACTCACATCAACAACAGGCATATATACCACCCCACCACCACCACCACCACCACCAAGAGACTGACCACCACCTCCACCACCACCAACAAGCAAGACCTCGACTGTTCCATTAAATGCTGGAGTAAAGACGTCATCTGATGTGAAGATATGAATACGATATAAATTATTTGTACTTAGAGTAATACTATTACCACCGGTCGCTGTTGCCGACGTTACCAATAATGTTCCATTATATGCATAAGTTACTGTTGTTGTGTAAGTTCGAATCGTTGTAGTATATTGTTTATTATTATTAGCAAGAGTAGTTACCCCTGTAGTATTTGGATATCCTACAGGTATAATAGGTCCTGTTGTTGTAGAAGCTGGGAGATTAATAGCACCAATTGCTGTAGATGTTACAGCAATATTTCCATTTACAGAAGAAATAAGATTTGGTATCTTTGTATTTGTTGCATCAATAGTAATTGGTGAATTCACAACAGGGGTTGACCTGTCACTTGTTGGTTGCTGTGGTATGTAAGATGAGTAGCTATAGGTAATATCTTGCTGTGTTGCTCCTTGTCTATAAAAATTACTATAACTCCATGTTGTTCCATTAGACCATTGCCAATCTGACGCACTAAAGCCAGATGCAGTAGAATTAGATGTACGCAGTGCACCAATATATACACCGATTCCATCTTTAAATGTGTTATCAATTGCCATATCATTAATGCAATCTGCCACCCAGGTATTTTGATCATTATTTTCTATAGTAGCTAAATAACGATTAATAACTTCTTGTGCCTTTAGTTTATGGTTATCCCAAGTCAAAAGAGTTGTATTACCTTCATAAGTATAATTAGTATAAGATTGCAATTGAAGTGTCATATAAAGAGCAGGTAACACACTATCACTCGTAAAATCATCCCATGTTTCACCCCATATCCGAAGTCTTGTTGCTGTTAAGTTATCTGGTTGTCCGCCTATAAAATTTTGATAATTCCATTCATCTCCATTATGCCATTCCCATGCTGCATCTGTTTTAACATTTGCTTGATTTGTTGCGCTTTTTAAGTATCGAATTATTACAATTCCGGAACCACCAGCTCCAGAAGGAGCTCCTTCATTACCTCCACCGCCCCCACCGGTGTTGGGTACCGCATCTGTATATTCTGGTTTTGTACCATTTGTAGTATTTGCGCCGTTCCCACCTCCATATGTTCCATTTTGTGTTTGATATATTCCTCCAGATGCAAGACCAGGAGTGATACCAGATACTGCTCCTCCACCTCCACCACCAGCATAATACTTTAGTATACCAGTTATTTCACTAGAAATTCCAATAGCACCTGTTGCGCGAGTGGGCAGCGGGACTCCAGCCTGCGCACCCGCCCCACCACCACCCCCACCATTATTTACACCTAACCTAGGAGATCCGTCAAATCCTTGCCCTGGAGTTCCGTTTCTGCCACCATCACCTTCTCTAGCGCTTGAACCACCACCTGAACCACCTACATCTCCCATAAATATTTCCCAACTACCACCACCACCACCACCTATTGCGACAACTAGATTTGAAATTGAAGAAGAACCACCGCTATTACGTATATTATTAGCAGTAACACTGGCACCACCTGCGCCAACAGTAATATTATGAGTTCCAGGTGATAGAGAAATTGTTCCTCTAAGAACTCCGCCTGCACCTCCTCCACCTCCTCGTCCAACACCACCAGCACCTCCTCCTGCTACAACAAGATATTCGACCGATATAGAAGAACTAATAGTTAATGTACTTGACGTCGTGAAAGTATGAACTACATATGTGCTATTGCTTGTAATTGTGCCCCCTGTATTTGTAACTACAAATTCAGGAGAAGTTCTCCTTCGTCCTCCTATCCAAACGTTACCAGTACCAGCAGCATTTTTAACAAGAGTAGCGTCTGTCTGCTCACTACTACTTAAAATAGTAGCTAAATAACGACCAGGAACTTGTTGTGCATTTAATCTATGTTGTTCCCAAGTCAATAACGAGGTATTAATTTGATAAGTAACACTACGAGGTGTTGCTACTCTAACATTAACATAAACAGCAGGTAATGTATTAGATGCACTCACATTGGACCAAGTTCTAGACCGACTAGGAGTTAGCGCACTATCACCTCTAGCATACACCATCACAGCTCGCGTAAGATTTACATCATTAGGTTGCCTATTAGCAACAGGTACAGTATCATAACCTGTTGTACGAGTTGAAATATAGTTAGTAGTTGTAGTAATAGTATATTTAGTTGTTGTAGCACTATACGAATAAGCCTCCTTTATATTCGTGTCTTCAGTCACGTCATCAATATAAGTTATAGCATAAGGAAATACTAATTCATTAACAACTTTTGCATTAGTTTGTTTAATTGATAAGTTATCATTATAACCTAATGTTGGATATATATTAGGTGGTGATGACACTACAGATGCAATAGCGCTTACATCGCTAATTCTTAGTATATTTCTATTAAGACACAAATCAAAATCGGATTTTGAATACACACTATTGCTAATACTAGTTATGTTACCATTTAGCGCTACAAATGATGTTTCTAGTAAGCTTATTTTAGTAATATGCGTATTAAGACACAAATCAAAATCGGATTTTGAATACACACTATTACTAATACTAGTTAAGTTACCATTTAGCGCTACAAATGACGTTTCTAGTAAGCTTATTTTAGTAATATACGTATTAAGACACAAATCAAAATCGGATTTTGTATATACAATTGCACTTAAATCGCGCACTTTATTACTTATAGTAATAAAAGAAGAATTACCATCAACAATAGAGATAAGGTCGCTTGACAAGAATTGATTTAAATTTAGCTTATTTAATGTAATAGTTCCACAAATATCTAAATTATTAAAACTCATATCCAAGTTTTTTATTAAGTTATTGGCCAAAGTAGCTTGCCCACTTAAGTCTCCGTTAAAATAGGTACTATATGTATTATTAAATTTATAAGCATTAGAACCTATGTTAATCCTTATATTAGAAGCAGGAACATTATTTCCTGAAATACTAACCTCTCCAATAGAAACATCAGAATAATTATTTAACTTTACATCAGGAACTAATCGTGAATAATACAAGTTATTGCAACTAATATCACCATAAAAAATACTAACATTACTAATATTACTAATAGTTTCTGTTCCAACATTTAAAGGTTTACTAATTACTAATTTAGAATAATCAGCAGAACTTCTAATGCTAATAGCATTACTAGTATTATTAGCAAAATTAATATAAGAACTATTTATTGAACTATCTAATATTAAACGTTGTAATGAAACATCACTAAAAATAGCTTTATTTGGAAGAGCATTATTTGACTTATCATACCCAAATCCATTGGGGATATCATTAATGTAAGAATTAATAATATTAACATTAGAAAAATCCGAAACAGAAATAGTAGAACTAACAATGCTTACATCCGTAAAACGGCTTCCACTTAAAGTTACATTGACGAATTGCGATTCTGATTTAACTAGGCCAGGTGTTGTTTTACCTAGAACAGAAATAGCACCACGTACTTTTAGGTCTCCTATTATATTAACAGGCAGTGAAGGAAAATAAAGTATATTATTTAAACTAATATCATAAGAAACATTTAACTTTGTAGTTAAATTATTCGAAACATCTAAGTTTGCATCGACATCCATATTATTTTTAACAATCACTTTTTTATTGTCATTGTCATTGTCATTTTGTGATGTAATAAATAGTATATCATTTTGCGAGCTTTCAATAACTAAATTATTGTTAATAGTTCCAAGATTTAGAGAAGGATTAGTGTTTTGATTATTTTGAGAAATAATTGAAGTATTGACTTTCCAAGGTATAGTTTTGTTATTATAACTTGCATAACTAATATCATGCTTAGAACTATAATTAAGAGCCATTTATATTATTATTATAAATATAATATTTATATTTATAATAAAGATTATAATATTTTACATTCTTTTTTATCATTATTTTTTCATTCTTTTTTTTACATTGTTGTATTTGTACATGCTTTAGGATTGTTTGTAATTCCATCCCAATGTATATTACATTCTTTAGCCCATTTAGATTTTTCACACAATATATCAGCATCAGAGCTTCCACTAACTCCAAATCGGCTAGTTGGATAGTTGCGACAATAAGAGGGATGTGCTTTTCCAGAGTTTATTTGATTATGTCTACATTCTACTTGATTAGCACTATTATATGCAACATTCCAATAATCAGGGCAATCAGTAACAACGGGAGGAAAAACCTCTTCTGCTAAAGTTCTAGAAATTATAATACCTATAATTATTAATCCTAATATTAATAATATACTAGCAACCATTAAAACCATTTTATTAAATTTAGTTATCATTTGATTATATAAATAAAATATATTTTATTGAAAGATTAAAAATAAAAATAAAATATTACAAATAAAAAATAAAATATTACAAATAAAATATTACAAATAAAATATTACAAATAAAATATTACAAATAAAATATTACAAATAAAAAATAAAATATTGCAAAAAAAATTATATTAATAATTATATATTAATATAATAAATGTCAAATGGAAATGGAAAAATAACAAATGCAAATGGAAAAATAAATATAATGGGTCCTAATACTTCCACATTATTTTCTATGATGGATAAAATACCAATAAATACAAATACAAACTATCAAAATGTATTAGCAGGTAATTTTATGCGCTCACCATTGTCGGATACTTATTTTTCAAAGCAAAATATTCAATATATACAAAACGGAATAAGAAGCGGTGTATATACTAAATCGCAAAAACGAATAGCAGTAGATGAACAACCAGAAGACCAAATAGTAACAGTTATGCGTTCGATGTATTTACAATATTCTAAAAATTTAGATACTAATATACAAATGCAAGTAAATGAGCTAAATAATAAAGTTTTAAATTTTTGCGTAAATAATGTATTTAATGAAGCAGTTGCTTACTTAAAATATAGAGAAGACGCCAGCACTATGCATATACCAATAATGCATCCAATTTATTCGAATAAAACTAATAAAGTATTAGAACAAAAACCGTGGTTTTAGACTATAATATTTTTTCTTAAGTCGCTTAAAATTTCATCTAATTTATATTTTAAAATAACATTTTCTTCTTTTAAAGTATTTATAGTAGCGCTCAGCAATCTAGTCTCCTCTTGTAAATCTTTAATGCTTTTATATTCTTCATTTAAAACTTCTATTCTAGAGTCTAATTTGTTTATAATTTCTTGCTCTTCTTGCAATGCTTTAATTAATATTAATGTAAAACAACTATATTTAACAGATTTATAGCTTTCTATTTTACCTGCATTAATATCTTCTATAGTTGGTTCATTTTCCGAAACTAAACTAGGAAAAATGGTTTCTAACTCTTGAGCAATAACACCTATATGTTTATTAGTGCTAGCTGAACCTTTTAAATTATAATTAACAACTCTAACTTTTAATAAATCTTGTAATTTAGGACCAGTATTAACGACATTTTCTTTTAATCTAATATCGCTCCAACCACTATAAGAATTATTTATGTTAGTAATAGAACCGTCTGAGTGAAATCTTATAACTGGATTATTTGACGATAGCCAATTAGTTCTCCATTCGCTAATTATTGTGGTATTATAAGGACTAGCAATTTGTTGTGTATAAACTCCCGAACTTTCAAAAGTAAACTTATCAAAAATTCTAAATTGAGTAGCATTAGTGGTGCTCGTTTTAACATAATTAGTATTGAGACAAGTATCAACATATGAGCGTGAATATACATTTCTACTTAAATCAATAATTCTTCCACTTAGATCTTGAAATGAAAGCTCAAATATGGATCTTTTAACATAATTAGTATTAAGACAAGTATCAACATATGAGCGTGAATATACATTTCTACTTAAATCAATTATTCTTCCACTTAGATCTTGAAATGAAAGCTCAAATATGGATCTTCTAATATAATTAGTATTGAGACAAGTATCAACATATGAGCGTGAATATACATTTCCACTTAAGCTAACTATTCTTCCACTTAGCTCTTGAAAAGAAAGATCTGCCCCAGAAATAGTTAAATAAGTGCCAGTTAATGTATCGTTCAAATTTAGTCCTCCTACTCTAATAATTCCACTAATGTCTAAATTATTAAAACTCATATCCAGATTTTTTACTAAATTATTAGCAATCGAACATGAACCGCTTAAATCTCCAATAAAATTGCTACTATATATATTATTAAATTTATAAGCATTAGAACCAATATTAAACATCATATTAGAAGTAGGAATAATACTTCCTGAAAGACTAACTTTTCCAATAGAAACATCAAAATAATTATTTAATCTAATGTCGGGATATAATTGCTTATAATATAAAGTATTGCAACTAATATCACCATTAAAAATACTAATATTGCTAATATTTATAGTATCTTGTGACAACCCAACAATTAAAGGTTTGTTAATTTCTAACTTAGAATAATCATTTGAACTTTGAATAATAGTAGGATTATTTGTAGTATTATTAGGATTATTTAGAAATTTCAAATAACTTGTACCAGTTAATGTCAAACTTTGTAATGAAACATCAGTAAAAACAGCCTTGTTTGGAGTAGCAATATTATTACTAGTGTAACCAATAGCAGTATTAGAAATATAAGAGTTTGTAATATTAGAGGAATAAATGTTTGACAAAAATATATCGCTAAGACTAATGTCTCCAGCTGTAAATGTGCTTGTAGTTAAAGAAGCATTATTACTAAAGAAACCAGGTCTTTCTTCACTACTAATACCAGTACCACCAGTGACTTGAGTAATACTTCCTTGTATCTTAAGATCACCAATTATATTTGTAGCTAGTAATGTCGATGAATTTAAATATAAAATATTATTTAAACTAATGTCGTTAGCTCTAAGTATATTTGTTTTTAAAACATTAGAAACATCTAAATTAGCATTAACGGCCATACTATTTTTTATAACAACTTTTCTATTTTCTGCTGTAGACAATAATATATTGCTAGTAGCGCTTTCAATAATTAGATTGTTATTAATAGTCCCTAGCTGTGTAGAATAAGAACCATCATTATAATTTTGATTATTATGATATATATATGTGGCATCAAAATTATAGGGTATTCCAGTTCTATTATATTCAATATAACTAATATCATTAGTGGAATTATAAATTAATAAATTTGAAATATCAGGACTAGCCATATTTTTTATATTATAATATATGTAATATATTTTATAATATAATCATACCAAATTAAATAAGTAAAAGTTAAAGTTAAAAGTAAAAGTTAAAAGTTAAAGTTAAAGTAAAAGTTAAAAAAAATAAAAATAGAAATAGAAGTTATTTATTTATTTATTTATTTATTTATTTATTTATTTATATATTTATTTATTTAGTTTTCTTAGATTTCTTAGACTTATCTTCACTTTTAATATGAGTTTCCAAGAATTGGCTATAAGCGATTTTTAATGCATCTAGCTCTTTTAGCCACATATGCTCTAAACTGCACGCGCTAATAGTTGCTAATTCATTTTTCTTAAGCTCGTGCTCATTTAATAATTTTTCGACATTTTCTTTACATACGGAATCCATAGGCATTTTAACTAAATAATTATAGTCATTAGTCTCTCCTAAATCAAATTTGAAGTCCTCCATAATTTTATAAATCGCGTCTTTCGACTTCTTACGTAAATCAATCTTATCATCTAAATTATATTGAATAAAACGCGCCTTGTTGCTTAACACTTTAAGTTCGCGCTCAATCTTTTCTATAATATACTTCTTTCGCTTAGCATAATACTCATAGCGAATAATATAATAGGAGTCAACAATAGCGTAAACATTGTCATACTTATTTAATTGCTCCTTTTCATTAAATAAATGCATATTACTAGTGCATTGACTAGTATATAGCTTCAAGTATTTTTCTAATCCACTAATGCTATATTCGTGGTCTTCTGAGACTAATTTAGATAAAATTCCAGGATAAAACGTCACCTCAAAATCGACAGTTATATCTGTAGACATATCCACAAAATCTTTAACATATTCATCGTTTGCTTTCGCCGATTTGCTTTTGCTGGATTTTGCATCTAATAATCCTTCCAAAAATTCTTTGTAGTCTTGTGTCCAAGTTCCAACTGGAAGCTCGCTAATGCGAATTTTGTCAGGTCCAATTGTTTCATAACACCCTTTAATAATATATTTTTTATGTGTCGTGTCACAAGGATAAATCTTGCCCTTAAACCCTTGATAATAAGGCTCAATTAACAATGCTTTAAGGTCTAGTTCGCTCACGCTATTTAATTTTGCCTCTAAATAGCTAATAATTTGAATAGGATTATAGCACATAATATCTGTGCTAAACCCTGTTCCAATTCCTTTTGTGCCATTTACAAGAATCATCGGAATAATAGGCATATAATAAATGGGTTCAACACTTGTCCCGTCGTCTTCAATATAGTCTAAAATAGCATCATCAAATTCTGAAAATATTTTGCGCGTTATTGGATTTAAATACGTGAAAATATACCTTTCCGACGCTGCGTCTTTTCCGCCTTGAAGACGCGTTCCAAATTGCCCTTCTGGCTTAAATAAGTTAATATTATTTGAGCCGACGAAATTCTGAGCTAAACCAATAATTGCTCCATTTAAACTTGCTTCACCGTGGTGATAGCTGGACTGCTCAGAAACATAGCCGCTAAATTGCGCGACTTTGATTTCGCTGGTTAATTTCTTTTTAAGAGCAGCAAATAGGATTTTTCTCAAACATATTTTAAGACCGTCACAAATGTTAGGAATAGAACGTTCATTATCATAAATTGAGAAGTGTATCATATCATTATTTATAAATTCGCCATAAGTCACATAGGGCTTAGAGGTATTTAAATAGCTAGAACGGTCATAATTAGACAGCCACTCTTTGCGGTCATTTGCTCGCTTTTTATTAAATACTTTGTCAATGCTTTCTCTGCACGTTTCAACACTTGTAAAATTTACAATCTTTTTATTGGCAAAATATTCCTTAAATTCTTTACTTGTGCTTGTTCCAAGACCCTTATAATATTTGACGCTCCACTTAGCAAAATCGCTATTTTCTTTTTTCCATTGCTCATATTCGCCATTATTATAAAACGGTATTACTTCTTTGCCGTGCGTTGCTTTTAAAATAGGAGTATTCATATAGCCAATAAATTCGGGTATTTCGATTAATGAGCTCCACTCGCTTTCAATCATATTAATAGCGAGCCCTTTAATGTGACTACCGTCTAAATCTTGGTCTGTCATAAATAATAGCTTTCCATAACGTAGCTTGTTATTAACGTCTTGTAGAGTATATGTTTTTCCGTGCTCTAGTCCGACAATTTGCTTAATTTCGCTAATTTCCTTATTTTCGCCAATTTTGCTAATACTTTCGCCTCTAATATTAAACATTTTGCCTTTCATCGGATATACACCAATAAAGTTTCTATCTTCACGCGAAAGACCCGAAATAATCCCGGATTTTGCGGAGTCACCTTCACAAAGAATTAGCACACATTGCGAAGATTTTGCAGTTCCCGCAAAATTAGCATCTACAAGTTTAGGAATATTTCGAATAGTTTTACATTTAGTTCCGTCGCTTTTCTTAACAGCTTTATTTTCTTTAACCTCGGTTAAATTGCACGCAGTAGCCATTACGCCCATTTTTGCCAATTTTTCAATAAATTTCATAGATACCTCACACACCGAGCCAAAATTTGAAACAGCGCTATTTAAATAATCCTTGGTTTGACTATCGAACGCCGGATTTTCAATAGTGCAATTTACGAAAATCATAAGTTGCTCTTTAATAGAGGCCGGCTTAACGTCAATATGTTTCTTTTCTTTAATATAAGTTGTTAATTTTCGCACAATTTGATTAACAATATATTCAATGTGCTTGCCACCTTTTGATGTGAAAATTCCATTTACAAAACTTACTTGAGTAAATTCTTCATTTGGCGCTAAGCATACTGCGTATTCCCAACGATCATTTGCTTGTTCATAAATGCGGTCTTTTTCTGCCTTGGTTCCAATATATAAATCAATATAATTCATAAATGTTTTGATTTCAACAGGGCTAGAATTATATCTAACTTTAATTGATTTATTTGTAACTGCCGCAATATCATACACTCGCCGCCGCAATAGCGCAATAAAATCTTTGTCAAATCCTTCAATACCTAGGCGTTTAAAATCGGGCTTAAAACTTACACTCGTATAAGGTTTCGTTTTGCACTTTGTAATTTTGGGCTTTTCAATAACGTTTAAGTTATCCTTAAATTCTTGAACATATTTTTGCCCAGTTTTAGCATCCACGGTTTCAATCTTGCCCCACGTCGACCAAATTAATACAAGCTTAAAACCAAAACCGTTTTTGCCTCCTACGATTTTCTTTTCTTCTTTAATATAATTTGTAGAAGTTCGTAGATTGGCGAAAATAAGTTCGGGGATCCATACTTTATATTCGGGATGGATTGAAATGTCTATACCATTACCGTCATTTGTTAGTGTAATAACTCCACTATCATCAATCGAAATGTCAATCTTTGTAACAGGATAATTGCTTTCATCATTTGTTAAAGACGGAACAGAAGCGAGTAATTGCTCCATACGAATAACGTGGTCACGACAATTCACAATACCTTCATCAAATAATTTATATAATCCTGGAATGTAAGTAATTTGCTTTTCAACAATTTTATGCGTTGCTTCATCGTAAATATGAACATTAGAACTAATTTTTTCAATAGAACCAATATATGTATCCGGATTATCTAAAACATGCTCTTTGTCAGATTTCTTCTGATATTTTTTGGAAAGTTCTTCGTTAGAGCCCATTAAAATTACTTAATAATTGCTATTTATATAAAAATTTAAAAAATTCAATTTTTATTATATTAATTATATTAATTATATTAATAAATGTTTTAATTTAAACAAAATTTATAATTAAATTAAAAATTTAATATTTTAAAATATAATATACAAATAATGACCACTTGTTTTAGTTTAATATCTAATTATATTGAAATTAGTAATAATAAATATATTTTAAATAATAGTGCTAGTACTAATGCTAGTAGTGCTAGTAGTATTACTACTAGAACTAATATTAGTTTTGGTTTATATGATAATTCAAATAATAATTATTTATTAAGAGGAATACCGTCTAATTATCCTGTAACCTTTTTTTCACAACAAAACAACGGCAACGATGTATCAAACATAATAAATTTTGAAGCACTAAACACCGAATCTATTATTATTTATGTGTCGCGAGGACAGGATGTTAGTTTTATTAATGGTGATTATTTTAGATTTTATGATAAGAATTATCAATTATTAAATATTAATCACGGCTATAGAACAATCTATGATAGCTCGCTAACAGATGTTAGAAGTAATTTTTATTTTATGAATTCTAGAACTTATACATTTAAAGCAACAACAGACTTTTGCAGTAACTTTCCATTTACTATAAGCGGTAATTCATTAACAACTAGCTATAGCTTAGACACAACAGACAGCAGTTTTACAATAACAATTCCAGCTAATGCTGATAATAACAGCAACAAACTAGTTTATAGAGATAATGATAATGATATAAGCGGTAATTTATATATACTTAGTGATGCAAGTGGTTTAAAATATTATTATGGAGACATAAGTTTTTCTATAAAAAATTATAACGACTCGAGCACTGTAAACTTATCGCTTAAATCATATGACTTTAGCTATGGAGCTAGCGCAGGAAGATTTGGCAATAAAGAAATAAGCAATAATAATTTGTTCTATTATTCTTCAACTTGTAGCTATATAATTAATAATAATTTGCCCGCTAATAATGAATTTTTAAACAAAGTTAGTGCGCTAGATTTTTCATTAAATCGCGGTCTGAGCTTTAATAAAAATAATCATTCTAGTCATACGAATAATTATCCAACCACTATTTATGATTTAAATTTTGGATTAGGAAAAGGTTCATATATTATTATTGATGTATCAAGTGCTTTTCCAATGCGTTTAAATAATGAGGATATAAGTGATTGTATAGCAATAGATACAACTTACCAACCTGCTAGAATAAAAGATGTTATTTATGATAACAAAACTTACTATTATGGGTCATTTAAAATTAATGTATTTGATGATTTTTCAAATGTAAATATAGCACTTTTAAATAGAACATCACAAACAGTTATTGAACTATCATATAATTCTAAATTTTTTTACACCGAGTTACCCCATTTACAAGGGGGAACATATGGGTCTAGCGGAACAAGTTATTTAAAATTGATGAATCAACAATCTAACTTTTTTGATCTTAGTGAAAGTGTGAATAATATATACGAACTTAATTTAAATTCGAGTTATAGCGACCTTTCTTACATTGCTGCCGATAAATATGGACACAATCTTGATATACTAGATTTTATTACACGTATTCCATCATCAGATAATACTATTAATGAAGAAATTTCGAATAATATAATTAATAGATTATTTGCATATAATATATTGTATAAGGTTATTGATTATGAGAATACAACTATTCAAAATATTAGAACAATTAATGTAAATAGTGGTCCTATTATTGAAATAAGTAGTAATTATTTTCAAAATAATAATCAATACACTAATATTTTAAATTTTGAAAACAATACTTTTAATAGGGACTATAATTTTTTTAATGACATAAAGGTGTATATTTATGATACGAGTAGACAGCGAATTAATATACCATTTGAAGTTACAATAAGTGGTTCTTATTTTAGTACTAATGATGCTAGAACTAAAGTATATGTTATAAACGATACTAGTTTTTCATATACACAACCACGACCAGATGGAATTGCTAGTAATTCAGAATATTTATCAATTTCGGGAAAAAATTATTATGCTTATTATAGAGATTTTGTATTATTTAGAAACACAAACAATGACTTTATTAAGATAACAAACTTTAATAACTCATCACTTATTTATGATAATTCAAACAGTCCAATATTCCAATTTACAGGTAATAAAATAAGTATAGCTACAAATACAATTAGCATAGGTAGTGGTAGTGGTAGTAATTCTATAAGATTAAAATCAATAACACAAAGCATTGATATATCAACTATTAGTTTAAATTTAGATTCGACTTATAGAACAGGGAGGGAGGGTGATATTAGAGATTATTCATTTAACTGTAGTTTAAAGTTAAATAATTATTTTTTCGAAATCAGCTGTATAAGTCTTGATTTTTCTCAGGATAATTGCAAAGTTACAGGTTTTTTTAACCCTATAAATTTTTTTAAATCTGATGCATCATTGATTGATTTGTCATATGTAGGCTCTTATAATCTAATAATTTCTACAAAAAGTTTGTCACCTGGGGACTATTTTTATGATAGTTCTTTAATTAAAAATAGATTTTTTAATCCAAATATAACTGATGCCTCAAGAACTTATACTATTAATATTCAAGATACTAGTAGGCCAGTTTTAACTTTTTATGATAAAAACACATTTAGTTCTAGCACAACATATTTGTACACTATTCCACAAGCAAGAACTTTTAATATTTTACAAGATATATGCTTTGTAAATGTTAGGACATTTGCCAATTATAATACTTATGTTTCAAATAAACCTCTAATTCAATATAGTGACAACTCTATATATGACTTATCATATAGTCGTGATATTTCATTTACACTAATAGGAAAAGGAACAAATATAAATCATAGTCCTAGTAATGAATTAAGTTTAATTACTTCATCTAGTGATGCAAGCTGTGTTATAAAGTATCGAGCAAAAGATATTTGTAATAATTGGTCACAAGACATTAGTTTAATCTTAGATTTTGTATCTATTCCATATGCCGAATTAAGTGGTAATTCTATATTGATTATTGATTTTTCAAGAAATAGTACTAGTTATAGCGATGCAGGATTAAAAATATATGACCTTCCTTCAACAAGAACGCCTTTTATTCCTGGAGTGATTGCTGGTAATGGTATTTATGAGACAAGTAATAATGTACTATTAGGTTTGCGAACTTATGATATAAGTTATAATAGTGATATATGCCTAAATAGCGTTAATGATTATTCGTTCAATTATATTATTACTATAAGCGGTTCCACTAGAAGATTATTATTAACCCGAAAAGTAAAAATTGTAGATAATAAACTCCCGTTTTTTTTATTTCCAGACTTTAGCGCAATCAATTATACTCTTAATGACAGTCGATTAGGAATAAATATGGCGAATTATGATAATAGCTATACTTCTAGTAATCGTAGGATACATAGTAGCGACACTAGTTTTAATATAGATTTTAGTTTTGTTGCATATAGAAGTTTTGATGACCTAAGCAAAGTTTTGTATGACTTTGACATAAGCGATAATTACACACAAAGAGGAATTATAACCAGAACTTTGCGTTTTAATAATAATCCTGCTCCATTTTCATTTAATGACATAAGTAATTATTTTGATAATAGCATTAATAAAATATTAAATAGTGTAACTATTAGCAAATCTCTCAATTTAAAACTACAACAACTGCAATTTAATTATGACATAAGCGACTTACATAACAACAATTATAGTGTTCTAAGAAAGGTAGATATAATAAATCTTAAACCACCTGTTATAGATTTTTCATTTGCTAATTATTATTCCAATAGCTCTTATCCCAATAGCTCTTATAATTATGTTTATTTTGGTGCAAATCGAATAGATTTTTCATATGTCGCGCTCGACTATAATAAACCTAGTAGCAGTTATAATTTTATTCAAGAATTAAGCTCAATATTATTTAATTTTGATTTAAGTAATAATGTTAATAGCAATAGCAAAGCTAACATTAATTATCAAATAACTATTAGTAATAATAGTTATAGACACACAATAAATACTATTGGTGACCTAAGTAACAATAATAGTATTAAGAGTTTTTTTTCTATAAGAGACACATCTCTCAGTTTAATATATGATATAAGTGATAATGAAGACAATTCTTATCAAACAATACGGAATGTTAAAATTATAGATATAAGCACCAATTTAGATATAAGTTTTTTGAACAATTCATCACTATTAACTGTTAGTTTTGGGGACATTAGCTTTGACATTTTGAGAGATGTGTCTTTTAACCATAAGAGATTAACAACAACTTCTATTAGCTTTGATATTAGTTATAATTTTCAAGCAAATACTATAGCAAATACTATAACATCAGTAAGCGGAACTGGATTCAAACTTTTTGATCCATCTGCTTTAATATATAGAATGGGTGACAATAGTGTTAATTATTTTCCATCAGCATATTCAAGTAGTTTTTATAGTAAGCGCAGAATTATTAATATAGTTATTAATAGTCCACTAATTTCTTTTCCTAGCACTGGCATAAGTCACGAAATTTATACACCTTTAAGCGATGCTTCGCTAATATTTGGCGTAACAAGTTATAGCATATATGACGACTTTTTCTTTAAGAATTACAAGACTGATTTATCATATAATGGCACAAATTATAAAATAACATTCGATAATTCTCTCAATATAATGGAGCCAAGTGCTGGAATCTATAATATATATTATAGGTCAACAGATTTATACAATATAACTAGTATTAGAACTCGAATATTGGATGTTGCGGACAGAAGAGCTCCGCTAATAACAATATGCGGTGATTTCTATTACACATTGTCGGGAGCTAGCTCATATTATGTAGCAAATAGAACAATTTATATAGAATATGGTGCATATGCATATGATGCAGGAACGCGAACACAAATATACGATATAAGCATAACTAAGATTAGTCAACAAAAAAGAACTACGTTATCAAATGGATTAATAGAAACGTCATTTGATTATATAACAATATCAAATAACACTATAACATCACAACCTTTAATATATAATATAAATAGCTTAAAGGCACCAGATTACAGAATTATTTATAGCGCAAACGACAAATTTGACAACTCACAATCTATAACTAGAAATATATATGTAACTCCTCCAACAAAACCAAAGTTATATCCATATATTGAAGTAAGTAGTGATGACGACTCTATTATGGAATATTCGTTATTAAGTGATATTTCAATTAATGCTCGATTAATAAATAGTACAACTATTGGTAGTGCGTATTATGATTTGAGCTTATCATTTAAGTACAATAATATTAGTACTATAGCAAATAGTCAAAATATAATTTGTCAAGCAATTAAGTCTAATGTTTTTAGAAAAGCCGGAACTAATAATTATGTTAGATTTAAATTAAGAGCAACAGATGCAAATGACATATCATTAGCGAGTTCATATGTAAATGTAGAATATGAAACTATAGAAAGCACAAATATAGAAAAAACATATAAAATTTATTTTTATGCGCGAGATTTAAGTCAATCTAATATTATTGACCAAATAAGTTTTTTAGAATACAATTTAAATTTTGTAGACAATATGCCTCCACAAGTAAATTTCTTAACTAATAGAAATTTTGACTCTAACTCTAATTTAAAGTATCCATTATTGAGCGCGACCTCAAGAAATGATTTATCAATAAATATTGCTAGTTATGCTAATTTTAATAATATATATAATAATTATGAGAATTATTACAAAAAAACGCAGTCAAATAATATTGTTTTATTTGACCCGGGAATAAATATAAGTGATATTGTAAGTGGTGATGTAAATTATATTGATAATTCTTTCCAAAAAATTGATAGTGATACAAGCTATTCTTTTGTAAGTTCTGATATTTCAATAAATTATTATAAATACGATGGCTCACTAATAGATGTGTGCAATATATTATTTCTCGCTAATGACAATGACAATGACATTAGCCAGAGTTATCAAGTTAGCGATAGCCAAGGTAACATTAGCGAAACTCGTTCAAGAACTATTAATGTTGCAAGATTTCCGCCATTTATAAATTTAAATTATCAAAAAGACTGTTGCGCTAATAACTATATTACTTATTATCATAAAAAATTTGAAAAATATGTAGAGCCTGGAGGACGTGTCATAGATTATTTTGATGGATTTACGCTAAGCTTTGAAAATGTTAAATCGCTTGTTAATCTAAATGAGAGTGTTAATGGGGCCTATATTATTAAATATGATATAAGTAATAGTGCTAACATATATAATGATACACAGCGTAAGGTAAATGTTATAACTAGCTTACCATTACTACAAAACAACACTTATGAATTTAATGATATAATAAACTTTAGATTTTTTACACTAACAAATAACAGCTATGTCAAATATAGTTTATATAATGGGACATATAATTTTACTGTCCCGCATAGTTTGGCATTTAATATAATAACGCAAGAATTTGATATATGTAATGGAGTATATGCTATAAGTGATGTTGTTTCAATTGCTAGCGACAATTCTTATAATGTAAGTTCTAATGTAAGTTCTAATGTAAGTTCTAAGAAGTTTTATTATAACAATGTAAGTTTAACAGTAAGCGGTGATTTCAATAGATTAAGTGTAGAACTAAGTAATAATGCTAGCTATTCAAATATATTTGTATATAATAGTAAAAATACTTATACTGACTTATATGACGTAATAAACAATTATGAAAATAATGTAATCATAGATAGTTCATATATTGTAGATATAAGCAATTTAAATAATCCAAATTCTAGTCCATATTTTGAATTGCTTTCTAGTGCATTTGCTTCTACAAGTTCGCAAGCAAGAGTCGGGAGAGATTTACATTTAAGTATTGGAAATTATAGGTTTTATCAATATGGTTATACTAATTTTCATAATCCTATAAAATTTTCTATTACAAAAGACGGAACACATAATGGAGGTGTTGAATATACGAAAAACATATTTAGAAGAAATCTTCCTGGAGTATCAATATTAAATAGAAATTCTAATTCAAACTACACTCAATTAAATATAGATGCCACAACACCCGCTACATTATATTATTATTGCGAAAATTTTCCAAATATGGGGGGACGAATTCAAATAAAAAATAACATAATCTTTTCTAAGCAAGCAATTGTTTTGAATAATTATGTGATAGATGAGACTTGTGAAACTAAAATTTTAAATTCGAATTATTTACCCGATGATGTGTTAAAAAATAGAATAATTCTAACACAAAGGTTTAATATAAGCGGTGGCGATATGTCATTTGTAAATATAACTTGTATTACGCAGCGAAATATTCAGCACAATATGCTATATAATATAGCACAACAACCTCATAAATTAATAATTAGAAAACATACGAATTTAATAGCTAGGCCCTACGATAATTTTACAGTTACTAATTACTCAATAATGAAAGATAACTCAAACAATTATTTAGTTGAAGACAAAGGGACACCTTATAAATTTAGCAATACATATATAAATTTGTTTAAATATGATTTTGACACCTCTTTAAATGTTGATAAACGAGAGATTGACCCATTACTAAACATATATGAGCAAGACATTAGAGAACTATTTTATAATTACAAAAATTATAATTTTTTTAATCCTGGTTCTGGTTCAAGTCAGTTATTAGACGAAATCACAAATTATAGCGATTTTTTCAGAGCTAATAAACTATTAACAACCACATTATTAGAGGACAGCTTTAAATATAAAATAAGCGATTTTTTCTTTGCTAAGCCATCTAAAATATTAAATTTGGATGCAAATAACGAATATAATTACAATGAAAAATTGCTTGCCCCTAGAATTAAAATAACAAATATTACAGCCAATTATATAACTTTTACACTAGAAATTTATTACAATAATAACAATAATTGGTATTCATCTAGCGACACTTTAAACACTAATAAAGAGGTGTTATTTGGCACTTATGAATATATTGTTTATAGCTCTAGTTTTATAGACATTTCAAATGTAGTTAATGCACCGGCGACACGAGATTTTATAACATTTTATAACGGTTCGCTAACTATTACGAGCAATTTAATTTATTCTAATAACTATAGCTATATCTCGGAGTTAAGTAATAACTTTTATAGTTCATCTATTTTTGCACAGCTAGGATATAATAATTCAGATTCAAGTGTTAATGATTTGACTAACACTGTTTTTTTAAGTATTAAGGATACAAGCAATAATAAGGAATCACTATGTGGTCTAACAAAACAAAATTTGTATAATAATGTTTACTTTGATGAAAACCAAACATTAATATTTCATAAATTTGATCCAACAACACTAGTAAATTATCAAGTAAATAGTCATGCATTAACATTAGAAGACACGTTGAGAGAATCAACAAATAATCAGAATTATTTAATAGATGTGGCTGAAAATGACATATATAATTTTTACAATGAGCGACCTTTAAATCTTAATACATTGCGCGATTTATCTACTAACGAAGAATATAATGTATATATTGCTTTTACAATAAATGAGGAGCTGACTAGCACTAATAACTACTTAACACAATTTGATATACAACCTATATATTTGAACAATATGCCTGTTAGAAGAATAGGCAATATATACAGGCAATATTCAGAAAATTTCTTGAATAGTTATGATGATGGCATAAATACTATAAATGAACTGTCTTATAATTCTATTGACAATAAATTAAACAGCCATAGCTATATAATAGATTTAAACGACTATTTTGATATAAATATATATAAAACTACATTACTTGCTAGCAATTTATATTTGACAGATTACATTGATATAAATAAGTTGACTTATACTTTATTAGACATAAAATTTACTATACCATTTAATTTATATGATATAACTGCCTCAAAAAGTGTTATATTTAATGCAATAAATTTAAATTTATTATTAGCAATGAGAAACAAGGTAATTCCGCTATATTACAAATTAACATATATGATAAAAATATTAGCAATAAGTTTTCCTAATGTTCCAACTAATAATATGCGTTTAATTTTTAAAGATAGCGACAATATAAATTTCTATATTAATCTTATAAATCCTGACCCGTCAAATGCAATAGTTGATGTTTATACAAATGAAGTGAGTATAGATAGTTTAAATAATTTATATACGGAGATTTTCGATAACATACAAACATTATTGTTTAATTATAATGCAGTAATAAATAGCTATAACATTAGGCACATTTATCTAATAAATATAACTAATTTTTTGAATATGGTAATAGAATTTAATTATATAAATATTGATTATTTGGATAATATTATCACATTGTTGGAAAATAATGTTGAAAACATTTTAACTAATATGTCAATATATCTTGGAGAAAATAATATAACAACAACGTTAAAGTTATATAATTTAACTAGCAATATTGCTATGGCTAATGGAAACATATTAACATATAATGATATGAGTTATTTGGATTATTGCTTTAAAGCTTTTTATACTTTAAATAATGAACTAGACCTTATGAGAAAAGAGGTTGCTGTGCGAAATTATGATTATAGCAACATTTTTGAAAGTTATAAATATGAAATGGCCAGTAATAACACTAATTATTCGCAAAAAAGATACAAAAATTTGTATATTAGCGCTAATAGTGATGCTGCGAAATTATATAACGATTTGAGTTATAATTTTAAATTATTGAATGCTAATTTCATATTAGATTATAGTTATGTTTTATATAATTATGCCAATGTTACTTATTATTATAGTCCTTTTCCAAAAGGGACAAACAATATTGTAAATTTTCAAGCCTATAATGATGCTTCTATAGTTAATTTTGAAACTTTATATACTAATGTAAATAATTTATATAATATTATTACAAATGTTTTTAATATAGTGTCTACTGATTACAATATTATTAATAAGCCAACGCTATATGTTAATAAATATTATGAATTTTACGGTTCTAAGCTATTAATAAACAGTTATTATTCAAATAGCATAACATTAAAATTAAATATTCAATATAAGAAGTCTTTATATCAAACCATAGATTTGTCAAATATTTATCTTGATATAACAATTCCCGATTTAATACCGCCTACTCTTGTTTTTAATAATACTAGTGATGTTAGTTTTAATGAAAATGTATTAAATTCAGATGCTTCATTAAATGCTTTAGTAAGTAGTAAATTAATTAATGATTTAAGTTATATAGATTTAAATCAATCTTATACTATTACTTTTGCAGATAAAAAATATTATGATAATAGTGTTGGTGCTAATGTTGTAAGACCACTAAGCTATTCTAATAATTCATTGTCATTATTACAAATAGATTTTACTGATATAAGTAATGTTACTTTTAATGACATATCATCTGTGTATGTATATATAAAATATGTATTATTAGACAATGCTAATAATAAAAATATTATTAGAAGGAAAATATTACTAGAAAACGACAATACTGAGCCAATATTTTTTTATAAGGGCCAAAATACAACTTGGAGAGCTTATGGAAGTTCTAGTATTATTACTATAACATTACGTCCTACATTAATAATTAGTCAATCTATTACACAAGCAGACTTTCTTGTAACATTATTGAATAATACTATCAAAATTGTTGATCCGTTATTACATGAACGCTACCCAAGTTTATTTGTAACAAATTATTCAGATATAAGCTTAACAACTTTACTAACAGACGCAAGTGCTATAGATATAAGCTTTATTAACATAGTAAGAGTAACTAGCAATAGCGAAGTACCAATTCAAACTATTCTAAATTATAACAACGGTCAGTCTATTACCAATTTTAGTAGCCTTATGAATAATCAATTACTAATTGAAAGCAGCAATAATAGGCTTTTTCTGGATTATTTTAGTAGTACTAATGTATATCCAAGAATAGGACAATTAAGAATAAAACTGCAAATAACACCTAGTATAGTAGTTGGTGAAACAATTACAGATACTCATTGTTGCTATCCTAAAGTAGAATATAAACCTATACAAGATAATTATAAATTAGGTTCGCAAAATACAGCCGTTATGAGAATGGCGAAATTTATAATCAATAGACATATTTAATTTACAAATATTCTCTCATATTCTCTCAAATTCTCTCATATTCTCTCAAATTCTCTCAAATTCTCTCAAATTCTCTCAAATTCTTTCAATTAAATTAAATTAAATTAAATTAAATTAAATTAAAATAAATTAAAATAAATTAAATTAAATTAAATTTTATTTACAAATTTAATTTATTTTATTATTTATATAAATAAAGATGTTTAAAATGTCAAGAAGCTTGAATATGTCGAGGAGGTTAAATATGTCGAGGAAGTTTCCTAAAATACCTGTTTCGAAAAATGTATTGACCAATATTTTATATGTAATTACTCTAGCATTAGCCGTAAATTTTGTTATGAAAAAGCAAATTTCAGCATTAATAAGTTTATTTTTAATAGCAGGATTAGTATACTATTTTAAGAAGAATGTAACACTAGCACTAATTGTTTCAATAATAGCTACTAATTTATTAATAGCACTCAAGTATTTAGGAGGACCCAAGTTTGAACAATTTAGAATGAGACAGGGTATGGCTGTTATGAAGAAAACCACAGAACCTATGGAGGTTAATACAGAGGTTAATACAGAGGCTAAAGCAGCTAAAGAAGCTATAAATGCTTTGAAAGCTAAAGCAGCAACTGCTCCAACTGCTAACTAAAAAAACATTATACATATAATAATATTGCTAAAAATTGATAAATGTTTATTTATTTTTAAAATAAATATTTATGACTATTTTATGAATAATGACAAAGGTTTATTGTATTTAATTCAACCAGCGGAATTAGTAGGAACACAGCGTTATAAAATAGGTTATTCAAAAAATAATGATATAACTAAATTTAGGAAAGATTATAAGAAAGGTTCTAGATTTTTAGACATATATGAATATGAACGCTCACCATTACTTGTTAGTGAAATTAGAAATAATTTTAATAATAAATTCAAGTTAGTAGCAGGTAGAACGTATTATGAAGGTAATGAAACCGATATTAAGAAAAATTTTAATGCTATTATAAGCAATTATTCTAATGCAAATAATATAAATAGTCAAAATCTTATAGCTAGCACTAATAGTCAAAATCTTTTAACTAACAATGCTAGCGCTACTAATAAATATTGTTCATTAACCAATTATAGTTATATGCAAAATATAATGTATGGCGCAAAATGCCAACCTATGAAATATAAATCTTATTATGATGAGGCTTGCTATGCATGCAATGGTGATATCCTTGCAAAGCTGACTATTAAATAGTAATAAATAGTATTGAATATTAGTTTTATTAATATTTATTAATTAATACATTTTATTTCATTTTTTTATTTTATCTCAAAATTTATATAAATGTCGCTAACGAATAAAATAGTGGCAAATATAAAGAAAACAAATGCTGATGTAAAAAGTTTTGCAAATACAACAAATGTTGTATGTATAGACACAAGCAATAACCGAATTGGTATAAATACAAAAACTCCGCGTTATTCTATTGATATATCGGGAGTTGGACCAACTAATTTAATTTATGTAAATAAACTGGAAGTAGGTGCCAATGCTAGTATAAGAGACATAAGTTGTCTAAATAACTTAGATGCAAGTAGCGCAACAATAAGATATATAAATTACACAAATATAAGCGGAAGCTCGATTACTAGTAATAGTATAAATACTATTAGTGCAGAAATATTTGATTTAAGTATAAGCAAGCTAGTGTTAAAGGATTTCAATACCACTAATATAGACGCTTCATATTTGAGAGTTTATAATAGGGTGGATGTATGTGGAAATATGACTATAAGAAATCTCACTGTTACGGGGGATTTTTCTGGTGGAAATAGCACATCTTTCAGTAGTTTAGTAATAACAACTTCTACATTTACAACAATGAATTCGACTAATTCAATTATAAGAAATATAGATTGTAGCACTATTAAAGTTGATATATGTGCGAATTTTAATGGTCCTGTATTTTGTAAAAATAATTTAGATATAAGCATAGGGTCGTTTCAAACACTAAGTGGAAATATTTTAAATAGTGTTAATTTCAGAGCATTGACAATTAGTTGTGAACGATTGTTTGCGCGCGATTGCAGTATTAATGGGACATTAACAGTGAGTAATATTAGAGATTTATGTGGAAACCCTATAATTCGGGATGGAGGTATTGTTACTACAGCAGGAACAAATTCAGAATTTGGTAATATAAAAGTGTCTAATAAATTAGATATTCCAAATAATTGTGACATAAGTAATTTGAGAATAAATAAGAGATTAGACTTTAGCAACGTTGCCTCTCTAATATTGCCCACTTATTCTTTAGTGCATACTTCAAATGAGTCAAAATCTGTAGCGCTTGATATGTTTAACATAAGCATGAATAGAATAAAAATTTACAACTCTAATTCTTCTTGGTCAAATATGTATACTAAAAATCATTATGCTTCGCTAGATTTAAATAGAGAGATTTCTGGAAATACTATTGGTTTAGAAACATCCAATGGTGCAGTGAATTATTTCATAGAAAATTCGAACAATTTAATTTATAGTAACAATAATACTATTTATAAATATATTCCACTACAATTTAAAGTAATAAACACGAGAGAAGCTAATAGTGGAAACGCTATTTTTAATATAGTAAATGGAAAATTAAGAGTTCCTGATTTAAGTGGAATATATGAAATTAATGCAACTGTTAGTATGAAATATTTAAATAGAATTCCGGGTGATGTGGAACCAAACAATTATAGTTTTGGATTATATAACTCTAGTTCAACTACTACAATACAATCATATGTTGAACATATAAATAATATATTAACATTTGATAATAGCTTTAACTATTCAAGTATATCATTAAACTATATTGGGCCATTATTTAATAATTCAGATGGATTTATATTTTTAATATCAAGCGCTAAAGATATAAACTATTTAGTAATTCATAAATTTAGTGGTTCTATTAAATTATTGAATTATTAAATTATTGAATTCTTAAACAATTCTTAGATTGCTTAAATCAGGAATGTTACCAATAATAGCATTTATTATAGCTTTAAGCTCTCTAGTATTATTACTCGCATCTATAAAAATATAATCTTTAGCTCTTACTCTTCCTCCACTAATATCTATAGATTCTGTAGGATTTAAAGTATTTATGCCTATTCTATTATTTGACGAGTCAATACATATTAAATTAGCAGGGTCAGGACTATAGCTATAACTACTCGAAACACTATTAATAGTGCTAATTATTTTATTATAATCAGAACTAGGCATATATTATATATTTTAAATATATAAAATATATAATTTCTAAACAAATATTGCACAAATATTAAACAAATTTTATATATATTTTAGAAATAATTATTTTCTTTAATTATAATATAAATAAAGAAGATGACCAAAAAATTTATGAAGGCTGGCGACGGTATGTATCATATTCACGGACACAAATATCCTATGTTAATAGGTTCGCGCGCTCAAATTTGGCATGGTACAGCTTATAAAACAAAAGGAGGTTTAACTAAATCGGATTTATTAATGAATAAGCGAGGCCACGTTGTTTCAAAGAAACTATATAATCGCGCAAAAAGAGAGAAACGTTTAGAAAAAGCGGGCTATTTTACAAAAAAAGGTAAATTCGGCTGGGTAAGAAGAGATGGCTCTAAGCAAAGAGGCACAAAGCAAAGCGGCACAAAGCAAAGCGGCACAAAGCGAAGAGGCAGAAAAGCCCGTGGCACAAGAAGACGGAGAATGTAAGGTTGCCTAATTAGGCAAGTGGTAAGGTTGCCTAATTAGGCAAGTGGTAAGGTTTCCAAATTAGGCAAGTGGTAATGTTGCCTAATTAGGCAAGTCGCCTAATATATAAATTAACACTATTTAAAAAAATAGCATTAATATAATTATAGTTTGATGTATTGATTTCAAACTATGACTATTTATAATATGATTAGTTCATTATTAAGTCTCTCAAGTTATTTAATAAATTATTAAATAAGACATTAATAGGTTAAGGGATTAATTAATATAATTTTTTTATATATTAATTAATTAATTGTTTATTTGTTTGGACTTATATATTATAATATGTATTATTATAATATAATCTAATATATGAGAAAAAAAAGCTTGTTGCATAGATTTAAGAAATATAATACTATTAAACTAGTAACATTACTATTATTATTAGTATTACCACTAGTCGCTATATTAGTTTATAAAAATAGGCTATTTGAGGGTATGGTAATAAATATTTATGGTTCTTCTAATGGTTCTGCTACAATAAGCACTAGTGATAACAATAATAGAAATTCACCGCCTACACAGCCTGTTGCTAACCCAAGTCCTGCACCTGCATCTGCACCTGCATCTGCACCTGCACCTGCACCTGCTTCATCAGTTGCTGATAATGCATCTTCAAATATAGATAGTGCAACTGCTAGAGCTAAGGAGGCTAGAGATAGAGCTAATGCGGCTATATCAAGTAGAACATCCGGTTATACAAGCTCATTTACAAACCCTCTAAGACAAACACAAACAGAAACAGAAACAGAAACAACATAAAACACTTTATTTATAACTAAATTAATTATTACTTATAAATAATACTTATAAATAATAATAATACAACCAATATATTATATTTTAAATTTTTACTTAAAGATTTAATCAGTTTTTAAACTAAATAAAATATATGTTATCAAACGAATACGTTAGTAATAATAATAATAAATTAACAATAAAAACCGTTCAAATTGCTCCATTTCGCATATTAATGGCAGCATTGAAAGATATTTTATTGGAAACAAACATAGTATTTACAAAACAAGGAATAAAAATAATCAATATGGATAAGACGCACACAATTTTGGTGCATTTGTTTTTAAAAGCGGAAAATTTTGAATTTTTTGAATGTAAAGAAGAAAAAATAATAGTTGGTGTTAATATTCTCCATTTATTCAAATTAATTACAACAATAGATAACGATGACACATTAACTATTTATATTGAAAATGATGATTACAATGAAGGCATTGTAACTGAGTTAGGATTAAAATTTGAAAATGGAACAATAAAACAATCAAAAATTCAAAAGTTAAAGCTAATAGAACCAGAACAAGATGAATTAGAAATACCAGATGTAAAATTTTCATCTGTTATTAATATGCCTTCAAACGACTTCCAAAAAATAATTAGAGATTTAGCAAATATTTCAGAAAAAATAGAAATAAAATCGGTCGAAGACGAATTAATATTTAAATGCTCTGGACAATTTGCTAAAGCTGAAATTAGAAGAAGTGAAAACAACGCTAATATGCAAATATTAAACAAGCAACATAATAAAATTATACAAGGCGAATATTCTCTCAAAAATCTACTATACTTTATTAAATGCACAAATCTATGTAATCAAATAGAAATTTATTTGGAAAATAATAGGCCTCTTATTGTAAAATATAATGTTGCTTCACTAGGCGAAATTAAGATGTGCTTATCATCATTGCCTAGTTCCAATAATTAGTTAAGTAATTAATAGCCTAGCTATTTATGCTGCTTAAATACGCAAATTTGTTCTTCAATGGCAAATATACTATGAATAGAAAATGGGTCTTTATTAGATGAAGTGTCAAAATTGTCAAAACAATCCTTTTGTTTCATCCATATTTTTATTATACAGAAATTCTTCTTAGGACTAATAGATATTCCATTTATATTAGTGTTTATATTTTCATCATCAATTAAAGTATTACCCACAATCTTATATAATAAAATTTTAAAAATAGCAACAATATTATTATTGCTTATTTTATATGAAAAACACCCACCCTCAATATTGTCTTCTGTTTCCCATAAAGGTAGTATGGCGTCTTTCATAAAAAAGACCATTGTTTTTTTAATAATAGACTCGTGCAAATTTTCAATAAATAATGTTATTTCTTTTAAATAAGAAAATTTGGCAATGTGTTTATAACTTTCGAGAGTCCATTCATTATCATTTTGATAATGTATCCAACAACTCCAATCATTATTCAGTTTATTCATAAGTATATTAATTATAAATAATATGTTTTTAAAATGTTTTAATTAAACTAATAATAGAAAAATAATAAAAAAAATAATAAAGACCCATTCACTATTATATTCAAAACCAAAATCAAGATTAAATTTAAAATTAAAATCAAAATCATTGTAAGGTAATATGTAGCTAATACAGCTAGTATTTACCATATTCATAAATATATTAATAATAAAATTCTTATTTTTAATATATTCTTATTTTTAATATATTTTAATATATTTTAATATATTTTAATAAAATGATTAGTTAGTAGTATTTATTTACAGGTGCGCAAACTCCTGCAGTATTTCTTATTTTTCCAGGAGGACAAATTTCATAACAAACTAGTCCTGTTTTTGATTTATATGTTAAAGGTGTTTCATTTATAGGACACGGCCTATCATCTGCATATTTACTTAATGATGATATAATATTTTCTGCTTTATGTGTATCGTAACTTGTTAAATCTGTGTCATCATATTTCAGTTTATAATCAGTTGTTTTTCCAGCATCGCTAGAGTTATTCCATGCATTTTGTTCGGCAGCTGACAACTTATTCCACATTGTTTCTAATGCAGTATTTATTTTAATAGAAGTAACTTGCGGGTCTTTAGCTTCTAAATCGCGTTTAACACTTTCGTATTTATTGCGCTTAAATAAGTCATAACCATCTACTTTATATTCATTATCATATTTGGCAGAATAGCTTTTATATTTATTGGGATTATTAGGATTAGTAGTTGTAGCACTAGTTATTCCAGCTATACTAACTGTTGGTAAAGCATAATTTATAGAACTTGGTCTAGAGCTAATATAATCATTGTATAATATATTATCTTGAGCTAAACTTTTTGCAAAGATTGTATGATATAATTGAGAATTAACTAGTTGCTTAGCAAATGAAAATTCGCTAAAATAGTTTAATACTTTATCAACAATAAAGTATTTTGCAGGATTATTAGATAAGTCATACACAGAGTCAGAATTTAAAGGCAATTTATATACTTCGTCAATATTATCGTATAGCTTATGACGTAATTTATCTCTATCTATTCGCTCTTCGTTTTTATAGTGATCGTATTCGTAGGCATATTTTTGCTGATTTAATAGCTCCGAACCTTTTAATTCAATGTCATTATTTGAGCTATCGCTAGCATTACGTATCTTGGATCTTAAATCTTTAGATTTAGGGTCAAGACCAAATACTTGTAATAATAGCGTAGATATAATTGTCATCATAATAATAGGTATAAACACAATAATCCAAGCAATAACAACAAATCCTAGATCGCACAATATATTGATTATTAATGTAAATATTAGCATAAATATAAATTTTAAAAAAGCCTCATTAATTTTATTGCTATAAATATCTATAAATATTTGAATTAATGAAAATCCTATATATATTAAAGCAGGGGCACAAATGCTTGATAAAAACATTAATATTATATTATATATTATATTATATAATATAACTATTGTATTAATTAGTTATTGGTTTTTTTGTAATAGTTGAATAATTGAATTATTCTTTTCATTCATAATTTTATAAACTTCTAATTGCGACTCTAAACCACTAATAATCTTATCTTTATCTTCTAAAATTTTTGCAAAATGCTGTAACTGTTCTTGTTGCTTTTGAATTATTTGAACTATTTGCTCATTGTTTAACACTATTTGTTGCCCGTTTTGATTTAACACAATTTGACCCTGTCCGCCGTTTTGCTGCATTGACATACTTTTACGTTCTTCCTCAATTTCTTTAATTTGCTTTAATACATCAGGCTTATTTGACGGGTCACCTGGTTGATAATTTTGTAATAGTCCATCTATTTTCTCCATATAAAAATGCCGCATAGTAACGTCTTTAACAAATTCATCTACGGTTCTTGGTGATGTTTTTTGATACTCGTTTTCTCCTTGCTCTAATAATTTTTTCTTATCAAATGTATTGTGAATATGCGAAAATACTAAAATGGTTTTCTTCGGCTCTAATTGAACAAAAGGAACACTGTAATTCTTCAAAAATGCTTTTTCTTCTGCTAAAGCAGCGTGGTCTTCATATCTGTGGTCTTTTAATAATTCACGCTTAAAAGCAAATGTCCCAGCCGTTGCATGATTTGGTCCATAAGGACCAAATTGATACATTTTTTGAATATGCTTGAACCAAATATATATTTCACTAGCACCGGCGCATAGCGCAGAAGGATGAGTCATTAACATATTTACAGCGTGAGAAACACGCTCAGGAGGATAATAATCATCATCATCCATATATACGATTATATCGCCTTTAGACTTATCATGCATAATATTTCTTTTTTTACCTAAAGGCATTTTTCCGTCATAGTCATAATATTTCACTTGCGGAATACCTTCTACTAGGTCCTTTATTTTATCTGTTCCATCATCAATAATAATCCACTCCATTTTATCTTTTGGATAGTTTTGATGCATAAAACATTTAATAGTATACTCCCAAAAAGGACGCCTATTAAATGTAGGAGTACATATGCTTACAAATGGTAATTCTTTTTTATCTCCTGATTTTTTCTTTCCCATTTTTATAATATAATTATATGATTAACGATTTATATTTATATTATTATTTAATATATTAAATTTAATTTATTTTGATTTTCTAATTAAGGTATATAAAATAATAAAAGCCATTAATCCGCCTAATATTCCAGTTGTTACAGAATTCATTTTATTAATGGATGCGACTAATACTGTTACACAAAATAATATTGTTAATAAATTGCCGTGACTTTTAATAATATCTAAAAATTCTACTGTATTAGATAATGGTATATAAAACATATTAAATATTAATGATAGTACCAAATAAATAAATGCGCTAGCAGAACCGAACACGCCAAAAGCTAGTGATAACATTGCAATAATTATTAATGGAAGTATTAATAATATGTCAATTATTATGAATAATATTCTTTTACCTAATGGTCGCTTTTTATCGGTGAGAGAATAAAACATTTTTCTAATATTGACCATTTTATAATAATTACGAGGAATATTGCATTGTATATAGTATTTTTCAAATACTAGCGAAGGATACCACCATAATACAAATATTGCAGCCGCACAACTTAAAGAAAACATAATTGATGATACCATTATTAGAAAATATAATATGTAACCATTTGCTCCATGTAATCCTGATATACCTGTATATTTAGCAATAATATTGAACAATATTCCTGTTAAAAACAGAAACATAATATTGCTTAGCAGTGCATTATGTTTTACAACTTCTTGATATTTTATAGAACATTTTTTCAATATATAGGAAAGAATTTGTCTAGTAAAAAGTGCCGTATAAAGAAAAAATAGTGCAAAAGCTCTAATTGGTATTCTTATTAATTCTAACTTAATACTGTCATTAGTATAATCTAGTAAATTATACGGAAAAGGTTTTGTTTGTTTGCTTTCAACCTCGTGTAAAGTTATACATTTTGTTCCATTTGCAGTATATTCTGCGTATGTACTTATAAAACCGCTCCTTTCTGGTCCGCCACCGGTTAATGTGGTTGTTCCTGTGCCTTTATTACATTCTTGATATGGATAATTACATACTACACTAGGAAACATATAGTCAATAACGCTCAATCTTTTCCTATTTGCACAAGTTGATTTATAATAAATACAGTCTTTGCATTCGCCATATTTTAAGATGAATTCGTAACACCCACCAACAATTGCAGTTAGAATTAATATAACAGCACTAGCAATAATTATAGTAATAAAATCGGTTATTACTAAAGTTCTTTTTCTAATTGGTGCCGAATGACATATTGAGCGCTGATTTTCTCCACTTGCGTCTGTTATATCTATGCCTATATCATAATATTTTCCTGCAATATTTGTAATGCCTTTAGCTTCTAACATACTATCGCACGTGTCATTCGAGGTATCAACAACACAACAACCATTTGGAGACTCCTCCTTATTTTCTGTAAAACGAAATGTAGCAGCATTACATTTAGGAAGTAATACAGTACCATCTATAACATAATTACTGTTTGCAAAGTTATTACATATATCTGTTTTTGCAGGACACGTTCCTTGTGTTTTTTTTAACTTACCAAATATAGAATCGCCTGAATATATTGGAAAATCAGATAAAGTCATAATTTAATATGTTATATTATTATAACATATTATAATATTTAGAAAACATTTAAACACAATTCAAATTAAATAGTTAGTAAATAAATAGCATTATCATGGGTGATAATATTTATATGTATAAATTTGATAGTATGGATAAATATCTCGATTTTAGAGATGTATTAATTCTTCCTAAAAAATCGAAATTAAACAGTAGAAAAGATGTTGTTTTGGAAAGAACAATTGTTTTTCAAAATGGGGTAACGTGGACGGGAATACCTATTATTGCTGCAAATATGACAACTATTGGAACATTGGAATTATATAAAGTATTAAGCACTTATAAAATTATTACTGCTCTTCATAAATTTCATAAATTACAAGATTTGCTAGATTATAATAAAGAAAATAGTGAGTCTAAGCTAAATCCTGATTATTTTATGATTTCAACGGGAATAGGTGATGACGATTATAACAATTTAACATTTATTTTAGATAATTTCGAGTGTAAATTCATTTGTGTTGATATAGCAAATGGTTACATTTCTAAATTTAATGATTTTTGTAAAACATTAAGGGCTGAGTATCCTGAAAAGATTATTATAGCGGGTAATGTATGCACAAGCGAGGGAGTAGAGTTATTAAATGCATTAGAAATTGACATTGTTAAAGTTGGTATAGGTGGAGGGAGTGCGTGCACCACTCGAATTCAAACAGGAATAGGGATGCCACAGCTTAGCTGTATTTTAGAATGCGTACAAGAGTGTAAAGAGTATAATCGCATTAATTTTGACATATACTATGAATATGATCAAGATAAATATAACAAGTCTTTTATTTTGAGTGATGGTGGTATTACTTGTCCGGGTGATTTAGCAAAAGCATTTGGAGCTGGTGCTGATTTTGTAATGATTGGCGGAGCATTTGCAGGACACGATGAAAATCCGGGACAAATTGTTTGCGATGAAAAAACGGGAGCTAAGCATAAACTGTTTTATGGTATGAGCTCGACTTATGCAATGAAAAATAATTATGCAGCAAATAATAATAGTGATTATAGGAGCTCTGAAGGGCGAGAACTCAAAGTTGCTTATAAAGGTGCGTTAAAAAATACTATTGAAAACTATTTAGGAGGATTAAGAAGTGCATGCACTTATACAAATAGCGCTAATTTAGAAGAATTGGCGCTTAATACCAAATTTATTATTGTTAATAATCAATATAATTCACATTTATTATAATATTATAATATTATATATATAAATAAAGTGATGAAAAGAGATGTAGGAAAACTAGAAGAAGAAAAACTAGAAGAAGAAAAACTAGAAGAAGAAGTAGAAGGAAGTAGAGGAATACCAACAATTAAAAGAAGTTCATCTGATATATTATTACCAGTTGTAGAAGGAGAAGGAACATCAGGAACACCAGGAACATCAGGAACACCAGGAACATCAGGAACACCAGGAACATCAGGAACACCAGGAACATCGGGACCATCAGGAACATCGGGACCATCAGGAACACTGGGACCATGTATAAGACTATTCAAAAGAGCACCATCTTATACTAAACAACCACGACCTCAAGATGTGGCGATTTATTTATCTGGAGATTTACAGCAAAGACCGCATTCCGAACTCACTAGAGAACCACAAACATTTAATTCATTAAAAGTTGCTTTGAATACAATGATAGAATACAACGGTGAAGATGAAGATGTAAAAATTACAGCTTCTGAAATAGTATGGGATCCTCCTAAAGAAGTAATTGATAAAAAAATAGCAGCCTCTATTTCTAAAGATTATGATTTAAGATGTACTGATTATTTTTTTGATCAAATATTTAAAATACGAAAAGAAATACATACTTGGCTATTGGATAATAATATGAATAGACGGAAAAGGTATATGAAAGAACCTCGCGTTTTAGTTGTAGATTTTGCAAATGCACTTAGTGCTGCTGCTGCAAATTATGAGAAACTCTTTGATATGTTAATGGAAATTAGCAGTGAATTTGGATGTAATGTAATTATACTATCTATTCAAAATTTTAATACAGATACACGCAGATTTAATAGCTTCACAGATAGTTTAAAATATGTATTTCATGCTGCTAATATATATATATTAACTGCACATAATAGAGGTTCAGGTGATGACTTAAATTGTGTTCTCACTATTGAACTATTACGTAATCTGGATATTATGTATAAATTTTTAACCGGTGATTACCTTTTAGATTATAAGAAACCTTATAACCGCTATTTAAGACCAATAATGCTTATACCGGATATAACCAGAGAAGTAATAGACCCATATATTAGGTTTGCTGTGTCTGGACGTAGTCAAGCTAAACGTAATAGTGAATTAGAAAAGCATATGAGAACTTATTTAGACTCTATATATTCGATACGCGCATCTATAGATAAGGCTGAAGAACTTCAAGCTTTTATGGATTCGCTGCCTTCAACTTATGAACGACCGCCTCCTGTACCAGAAGATAGTAGATATAGTAAAAGACCACGTAGTAGAGGAGGAACCAAGAAAAATAAAAAATCGTTACTAAGTAATTATACTAGAAAGATTGCACATTTTAAAAAAGTAAAAACATCACATAAGAAACATAAAACAACTATAAAAGCACATAGAAAATATAGTAAAAAATATAAAAAACATAGAACATATAAAAGTAAAAGAGTATAAAAGTAAAAGACTATAAAAGTAAAATCTTATAAAATCTTATTTAAATATTTTATTTAGAATAAAAATTTAAATAAGATTATAGTTTATAGTTTATAGTTTATAAAAATTTTATAAATAATATTAGTATATACTAATATATATTAATATTATTATGAAAATTAGTAATAAATATAGAAATTTATTTAAAATGGCGCTCTTACTATTTATAGTAGTGTCATCTAGTTATGTATTATTTGTGACAACTAGTGAAAATAAAAGGAGAGAAAACCTAGCTAATAATAACAAAGATTGTTCTAATTGCACAATGAAACCAGACTCTGGGAACTGTGTTCCAATATATGATATAAGTTACAGTTATAGTCTAATCCCCAATAGTGTAAATAAATATAGATTAGATATTTGCAATATTATTACATCTAATGTTTTTTGTCAATGGGAGTCGCAATGTATGTTTGACAACATAGCATCACAAAATGATCGTGGTTTGCTAGCAAACAGCAGTATTAACCAAAGTATTTATGATGTCACTTGTTGCTCTGGAAGTTCATTTTACAATAATAATGATATAAATTTTAATTATAGTGGTGTTAAAGACAACACTAGCAATATAACAGATTGCGCAAACATAAAAAATATTATTAAACAAAGCATTAGCGGTTCCATAGACCTAAGTTACGATCAGCAAATTTTCAATGCAACTAATAACATATGTAATACTTTAGAACCAACCGGGCGCTTATTTAACAAAAGAGGTATGTTATTTTCTAAAACTGAAAGCAAAACCAACATTTTTAGTGACCCAAAAACTATGCCTAATGACATATTAATTTTTATTTCAACAAGTAATATTAGAAATGAAATTAATGCAATTATAAGTGGGTCGCGCTCTCCTAATATACAGCCCGGTTCTCTTAATGGGTTTAATGAAGTAGCCTTAAATAATATTATAACACAACTTACACAACTCAACGATGCTTTAGTCTTAAAAGCGAGAACTGAGAATTTACAAAGACAATTAAAAAGGTCTGATCTAACAGCGGAGCAAAAATCTAGTTTTAACTCTATCTTAAATAGCCTGCAAGCAGTTTATCGTGTTGCTCTTCCTAATGCCTTATTACAAGAACGCAAGGATTATAGCTATAAACTATTAAATAAAAACAATAGTCTTTTTAATTTAGTAAATCCTAATCAATATTTATTGAATTCGGACCAATTTTTTAATTGTATGGGTGAAATAAAACAGGACTCTAGTGGTTCATTTACTAGCGCACAATTAACCGATTTTAGTGTTAATGATTATTTTGGAACTGCAGGAAGACCAGTAACACAAGGCGGTCTAGGAGAAGCCTCTTATAGTGCATTAGGTTCTATACCATCTAACTCGTATCCAAGCAATACTGATTTGGAAATGGAATTGAAAAGATTAGAAACTATTCCTTCGTCTGGAAGTGCTCCAGTAAGTGTTATAAGCAGTTATTTGAATACTATAAATGGTTTCTATGAAAAACAAATAGCCAATTCAACAGGACCACGAGAGCATAGTTATAACCAAGAATTAGTATTTGATAATAATAGCCTCGAAACAAAGGAATCTACTTTTTTCACCTATAATAAAGATGAAAATAATGTTTATGATTGTAAGCCAAGTATTACAGGTAACTCTAAATTTGACTATTGTGGTCCTGAAGCATATTATGAGACACCGACGTTTTAATAGTTTCTAAATTTATATAATATTTTTATACTAATTTTAAATTATAAAAATATTTCTAAATAGTTTCTAAATAGTTTCATTTTGTATAAGTGTGAAATACTAGCGCGGCTGTTCCACCTAATAATTGAGCAATTATAAAAGCAACAAATTTAGCTACGTCGATTTTATTAGATAATAACATCATAAAACTTACAGCAGGATTAAAATGGCCTCCTGACACTTTACCTCCGAAATAAATAACGGCTGCGAGCGTTAAACCAATAGCCAGCGCATCGCCTGTTTTTAATATTACCCCTAAGAAAATAAAAGTCCCTATAAATTCCGTAAATAATTGCAAAAGCATGGTTTATATAGTATATAAAAATATATAAAAATATAATATATTTACCAATATTTACCAATATATTTCCTAAAAATATTATTTACCATAAATAAACGTGGCTCAAAATTTTCGCATTATAATAACCTTGTGATTTATTTTTTTCTAAAGTAATAGCTGAACCGCGTTTTTTTGTTCCAGAATGCCTATTAAAATAGTTTTGCATACGTTTGCGATTATTATGATTTTTATGCGAATATAATTTTAGCGGAGTTCTATCTTTATATTGCTCATAATCCGAAGCACCAAAATGAATTTTTCGTATTTTTTTGGTTGATTTATCTTGAACATATGCTGTATACTTCTTGCCACTTATTTTACTTTTTTCAAATTTAATTATTCTTTCTTTCATTACTAGAATATATATAGTAAATATATATAAAGACAATAAAATAAAATATATTTATAGGCCTATTATATAAGCACCGGCATATATGCCTCTTAATATACCTATAAAATATTTACCTAGGCGCCTTACTAAAAAAGATAGAAAACAGCAACTTAGACAACTTAAGAAATCTAGAAACGCATACAAGAAACATATTTATATTACACGAAAAAAAGTTAAATCATATAAGTCGAAAAAATCGCAACATTTATTAAAAGCGCAAAAAATATATAAGTTAGCTACTATTAGCGTAAATGCAAATCTCTCTAAAAGAACGGGATGTTCTATAAATTCGCTGCGTAAAATCGTAAATAAGGGACGCGGAGCCTATTTTTCATCTGGGTCTAGACCTAACCAAAGTGCAGAAAGTTGGGGATTAGCCCGGCTAGCTAGCTCAATTACTGGGGGAAAAGCGGCTGCAGTTGATTATAGCATATTAGAGCAAGGTTGCTCAACCAACTCTAAGGCATTAAAATTAGCAAAACAAGCCAAGAAAAAACACGGACACGGAACGCGACGTGTTGCTAAACTTAAGTTATGAAAACTATATAAAAACTTGCTAGCTAGCTAGCAAACATTAGTCCCGCTAATCCGTTTTGAAACACTAATACGTTATATTTTTCTTCAATAACATATAAATTGTAATAATATTTATAAATATTTGTGGGGTCTTTTGATGTTCCAATTACTACTCCAGTATCCGGGTCACATAATGTTGTAAAAGCAGCACTTGGATCTAGTGGCGGATTACTATAATTATTATATTCAAATTCGATTGTTTTGAAAAAATTGGTATTTAATGCACCATTAGGTTGTTGCTTAAATGGGTCAGTTGATAATCCAAAATTATAACTATATAAACCCACTTTAGAACATATTCCATTAGATTTGCTATATTTTTCTAATTTACTAAATATTGCGCTGTCAAAATCCGTTTCTCTATATTTACCATCAAAAATTAGCGCAAAATTTTTCATTATTTCGCATTGATTGGTTTGGTCATTTAGCGACGGACTATTACCTGTAATATAAATATTTTTAGAAATGTCACCAACAGCATAACTAAATTGCGGATTATAATATTTAAAGTTTTGGGCAATAGCAAATTTTTGCAAATCATTTGGAATTTTATTTTCATATACCCAGTTTGTATAATTAGACCATTCATTGCGCAAAGCAACATCGCTCCTTTGAAAATACCACATCCAATTTTTAATTAATCCATTTGACTCTAACTTAATTTTATTAGACTTAATAACTCGCTCGAACTTATATTCGTAAATCTCTCGTATTAAATAATTTTGAGTATTTTTGGCAAAATAAGTTCGCTCTTCTTCAGCTAAAAAACATTGCGTGCATATTAAATGAATAGAACTGTTAATTTTAGTCGGTAAGTCTTTATAACTATCGACGGTTGGCTGCAAATCACTTAGTGGAGGAGGATTAATAAATCTTTTAAATTGGTATTCTATTATATTCTGATTAGGCTGTATTTGAGGAAAATTATTATATGGTATAGGATTTACACTATTATTATATAATACATCCTTAATTGTAAATAACTCCATTAAAGGTCGCAATGTAAAATTAATAACTAATTCGCTATATTGCAGGCAAATTAGTGGAAACGCCATAATTGAATTCATAGAAAACCACGAATTTATTGGTATATATAAATTATATTCATTGATTGACGGCTCAATCCCGCTTATATCAGAAGACGCGTTTTTATATACACTTGGATAGTTATTATTTCTATTATTATAATTTGCGGGGTCATTTAGTTCGCTAATATTACCTGTCATAATATCAAATAATGCTTTCTTATGCGCATCAAAATCACGCTCTACAATATTTTGTAAATAATGTCCGCTGAATTTTTGTATTGTTGCACCATTTACAGTTATATTGACCGACTCAATAATTTGACACCCTATATTTTTAATCCATTTAAATTCATAAGGCCTATAGTCGTTAGCATCATATTTTAATAATGGGCTCCATATTTTTGGCAATTTTACAACTAAATAAGTATCCATTAATAAATCGCCATAACGCTGCATTTTAAAACTATAACTGGATTTTTTAGTTACATCTAATTCCATTTGTCCGGTTTGGTCAATTCTAAATTTTTGTAGCCCAAAATTGGTATATTTATAATATGTGGACTTGAAAAAACTCTTTGTAGGATTACCTGTTAAAATAATATTTTGATTTCCTAGCGCTATTAAATTTAATAGTCCTCCTGCCATATTATAATATATTAATAATAATTAATAATATATTATATTATTTATGTTATAATAACTATTTTTAATTAAATTTAACATAATATAATATAATATTATTTTATAATAATATTTAATAATAATAAATAGTATATGTCTAATCCTACTCCTAATCCTGTTACTTCATTCAAAATGCCAAATATTAGTAGTGGTCAATATTTCTATGTAACATTGTCTATAGTAATATTTATAGTATTACTTTTATTTAGCTGGGTCGCTAATAGATTAAGTTTGAAAACCAGAAGTTGCAATAAATTAAATATATATTGGCCCACATTAACAAACACGACCTATTTTCTTAACCCCAATACTAACACCAGTGGAACTATTGTAAAAGCAAATAGCGGGTTTGGGATTGATACTTCAAATAATAAATTAATAAATTATCACGTTAAAAGTGCTTATAATTGTTGCTGTGGTGATGGCTATAAAAATAACTTTGTTGCGCTTTGTGCTTTAGAAAAGTGTATTGCAAATGGTTGCAGATTTTTAGATTTTGAGATTTATTCGTATAATAACGAGCCTATTATTGCAGCGTCAACTGCTAATAGTAATTATATTAAAGAAACTTATAATTCACTGTCATTAGAACAAGTATTAATCACTATTAAAGAAAAGGCTTTTAATCTTACTTCTACAAATTGCGCAAATGACCCATTAATATTAAATTTTAGAGTTATGAGCACTAACTTGGCTATGCTTAAAAAAATGGGCGATTTAGTCGAAAAACATTTAGCTGACGCTGATGGGGTTTTTACACTTGAAACCAGAAAAGAAGAGATTTTATTATTTGCGCAAATGGAAGAATTGTATAGAAAAGTTATTATAATTTGTGAATTTAACCCATTGCCTAGTATTATTGATACTAATGCCGATTTAAGTAAATTGAAAGACTACGTTAATTTGAAAGCCAAAGGATTAAATTGCAATACATTTAGATATAATCAAATTGCTTCTAAAAAAGGTTCCGTCTCATTTATAGAGACCACAAAGACAAAATATACCATTGTATTACCAAATTTAGATAATTCAATAATAAACTTTGATCCTGCGCTATCTTTTGATACCGGATGTCAGGCTATATGTATGAAACACCAGAATATGGATAATAGCTTACTTGGATATAATGCGTTATTTAAAACAAAGCAAAACTATTGTTGGTTTAAAAAATCAAGAATAGAGTTATTAAATATAGATATACCAGCTGTTCCCGAGACAACTGGAGGAGGTGTAAATATTAATTTTTAGCGCGCTATTTTTCATTCATATTATATTACATTATATTACATTACATTACATTATATTACATTACATTATATTATAATATTACTAGTATATAATATAATAGTTATGAAAGAAACATTTGAAGAAAAAGAATTACAAATATTGAGAAAGGCAATAGATAATGCTACTTCAATTAGTGGTCGAAAACTTGTTCAATCGGATGCAGTAAAAAAAATTATAGAAATTCTAGAAAATTTCTTAAGAACGCATAAAACGCTATGTTACGGTGGAACAGCCATAAATAACATATTACCAGAGCAATATAGATTTTATAACAAAGATATTGAAATACCAGATTATGATTTTTTTTCACCACTAGCTATGGAATACGCGAGAGATTTAGCAAATATTTATTATAAAGCTGGCTACGAAGAAGTTGAAGCAAAGTCAGGTGTTCATACAGGAACGTATAAAGTGTATGTGAATTTTATTCCAATAGCAGACATCACGTATATGGAAAACAATTTATTTAAAAATATATACCAAAAAGCAATAAAGATTAATGCTATAACTTATTGCCCGCCTAATTTTTTACGAATGGCTATGTACCAAGAGCTCTCTCGGCCTATGGGTGACGTTTCGAGGTGGGAGAAAGTTCTTAAGCGTATTATATTATTAAATAAACATTTTCCGTTAATAGGACAATCTTGCAAAAATCTTGATTTTCAAAGGCACTATGAAGGTAATGACAACAAACAGGGAGAGATTTATGAGATTACTAAAGATTGCTTCGTAAATCAAGGACTTGTTTTTTTTGGCGGTTTTGCTAGTGCTTTATATAGTAAACATATGCCATATAAAGAACGCATACAAATTTCTAATATTCCGGATTTTGATGTTTTAAGTGATAACCCGGAGGCAAGTGCTAGAATATTAAAAGAGCAATTGAATTATGAGGGTTTTAAAAATGTTACAATTAATAAAAAACAGCCTATAGGTGAATATGTTGCCGTTCATTATGAAATTGTAGTAAATAAAGATGTAATCGCATTTATTTATAAATCAACTGCGTGTCATAACTACAATGTTATAGTCATTAACGGTCAAAAAATAAAAGTAGCAACAATAGATACAATACTGAGTTTCTATTTAATATTTATATACGCTAATAGGCCGTATTATGATGAAAATAGATTATTATGTATTGCTGAATATTTATTCAAAGTTCAACTAAATAATCGCTTGCAACAAAAAGGGTTATTGCGCAGGTTTAGTGTTTTGTGTTACGGTAAGCAACAAACATTGGAAGATATGAGAGAAGAAAAGTCTAAAATTTATTCGCAAGTTAAAGAAAATATAATCTCTCGAGAGTCTAAATTATATAACCTAAATTTCTTTAGATATATACCGAAAGAAGTATATGATAGTTCAAATAATAACCTAGAAAAATCAAGGTCCTTAAAGAAGACTAAAGTTAAGTCCAAGAGACGACCTGCTAAGTCTAAGAGACGACCTGCTAAGTCTAAGAGACGACCTGCTAAGTCTAAGAGACGACCTACTAAGTCTAAGAAAAATAAGAAAAAATATAATATAGCTTATTATTAAATAATTAATACTTCAAGACTCTCAATTTCAATGTTTTATTTTTAACATTATTATATGTTGCACTTCTTTTATGCTTGTTAAAACTAGCTTTTTTTCGCTTGTTAAAACTAGCTTTTTTTCGCTTGTTAAAACTAGCTTTAACAGCTTTAAAAAATGGTTCTAACAGCTCTCCGTTATTTACTTCAGGGTGCCCTTGAAAACCATAAAAAGGATAGCTATTATGTTTTACTATATCAATAAAGCCCTTATTATTTTTATCCAAGCTAGTAGCCATTATTTTATAATCGCCTATATTAGTTTTAGGGTCAATAGCTAACAAATTATTATGTATTATTTTCTTGGTCTTATGTAACCGCTTATTTCTGTATTTTTTACTAAATAGCGGAGCATTATAATTCTTATAACACTTTACGTTTATAAACGTCTTCTTTATATGGTTTTTGGTTATATTATAATTGCGTTCTATTAAAATCATATTTTCGTAACCATTACAAATCCCTAAAATGGGGAATGGTCTAATTACCGAGTTTATATGTTGCGCTCGTAATACTAAAAATTTTTGCATTTTGAAATAAGCTTTGTAGAATTTATTATTATAAAAGTTGCCTGTTTGACCTCCTGGAAATATTAAACCGTCTAAATCATTAAGTAAATCATTTAATTTTGATTTATCAATAGTATATTGAATAATTATGTAATTTATATTTTTCTTTGCTAATAGTCTTAGCAAATTTTTATCTAAAATAAGCTCTTGCGAATTTTTATTGGTTAAATTAATATAAGGTGTTGCTAATATACCTAATGTAGGCATAGCTAGCGCAGGCATAGCTTCTAACATACTATTTTATTATTTATATACATAACTATAAATAATAAATAAACACTATAATAAAACAATATAAAAACAAGTGCTAAGTGTTTAACCAATTCGGGGGAAGCCGACCAAGTTAGCACCAATACCGAAACCAGCACCGCTTCTAGCACTTACTCCCATGCTAGGAATAAATGTGTCTAGTATAGAGAATGTCGCAGCAGCCATTAGCGCAATGATGGCAATTTCTTCCATTTTTAATGGTTTTTGTGGAATAACAAATGCAACAATCGCAACCATCAAACCTTCTACTAAATATTTAATAGCTCTTTTCACTATTTCTCCCATATTGAAATTCATTTTTGTTTATATTATTAAATAAGAAAAAAATATAATTTTTACTTAATTATTTTATATAATTAAAATTTTCACTAAATAGATTAATACAAATTTTCACTAAATAGTTTAATACTAAAAATATACTAATACTAAAAATATACTAATACAAATTTTCTAAAATATATTAAAAATATAATAAAATTATATTAATAAAATAAATAGTAAATATATTAATAAAAATAAATACTTAAAATTATATTAATATAACATTTATATATTATATGTCAACCAAAAAATCTTCTAAATCTAAATTAGTGGAGAAGTCAGAAACTAAAGAATATGTGGATTTATTAGATGAAGACAAACCTATGAGTGGGCAAAAATACGTGTGCTTAAGTTTTATATCACCAGAAGACCATATTAAAAATAAAAACCTATTTTATTTTGAGAAGTTCTTGGCTAATTTTGAATTTAGAAAAACATTTGAAAAATATACACAATTCTTAAATTTTTTATCTTATAAATACAATTTGGATTTTAATAAACTCACTAAAGATATGGAGGAATTTGTTGAAGAAGAAAAAGACAAGCTATTTTTAACAAGTCTTGACGATGAATACAAATCATTTTTAGATATTAAAGAAGAAGACTTGCAAAAAGAATATAATAACACGCATCAATACCAAACCAATACACGAGGTATTAAAGTGCGTGGTGTATTTGGTTCTCAAGAAGAGGCAGAATTACGGTGCAAATTTTTGAGAGATGCCGACCCTAATCACGACGTATATGTTGGAGGAGTTGGAATATGGATGCCTTTCCACCCTGAAGCGTATAAAACCGGTCGTGTTGAATATTTGGAGAAAGATTTAAATGAACTAATGGCGCAAAAAAAGAAAAATGATGAAATTTCTAAAGAACAATTTAAAGAGCGCGTAAAAGAAAGCAAGAAAAAGGCTATTCAGGAAAATATTGCTAAAGCTCAAAAAGAAGGAAA